GAGGCTGTCGTAGAGGTTGTCCTCTACAGCTTCTTCGGTGATGCTGAAACCAAGAGCAATGGTTTCGTGCGTATACCGTGAGGTGTACGCCTCTTGTGCGTCATCATAGCTGATGGCAGCGCCTTCATCCTTTACAGGGGCGGCACCAAAGCCTGACAATTTGGTCTCTTCCTCAAACGAACGGTCTGAGTTTTCAACCTCGAAGCACGACCGCCATTCTTCGGGGTAACGTGCATACTCCATACCGAACAGAGCGTTCAAACCCGGCAGGAGTTCTTTCATTAGCTGCGCTCTTGCGATAGCCATTTTCTAACTCCCTTAGGTGATTGTGTCTGTGGTGAGGACGTTCTCGGCCATGTTCATCATTACGATGAGGTCCGTTTTGGCATCGCCAACGGATGAGCCGACACGGTCCACGAAGTCCACAATCTTGAACAGTTCGCCGCCAACAGAAGCCGTAGATGCGTCTGCCTGAAGGCCGGAGTTACCAGTTACGGTAGAACCAGCTTGCGTCTGAACAAGGTCGATTGTCATGCCGAGGCTGGTCTGTGCGACTGCGCCGTCAGCTTGGACTTCATACAGAGTGAAGGGGTTGATAGCTACGATTGCCTGAATATCGTCAGCAGCAATCGAGCCGGGGTAATACTGCTTGTGAGTATGCTGACCGGTGTTCGGGTCGGTGTAGGATACACCGAGGAAAACACCAATCGGGTTTACTTCACCAGCAGCAGTTTCACGGACGAGGTGTCCATCATCCGTGGAGTTCGCGACATCAGCGAGGCCGACGACATCACCATTGAAGATAGCCGTGCTATATCCTGACTTGATTTTCATCAAACGTGTAGAACCAGCAAACGGCATACCCCCAAGGAGGCCGACCGGCTTCAGGCCGCGAGGGGCTGAAGTAGCAGACATTTAGTCCTCCAAGAGTTTAGCCCCTAATCTTCAGTTAGGAGCCTTTACCAAAAGAAACCCGTGAGTCCCGTTGAGGGGAACTGATGGGCATTCGTGGGTCGGAGTCCCGCATGAGCGTGTTGTCAACGGACCGCATCGCCTCTTCAGACTGACGCTGGTAGTATTCGTTGCGTTGCTGTGCCATGCCCTCAGGCATCCGACAAAGAAGCAGACCACCGACCTCAACATTCCCTTTGAACCGGGGGTTGGGGTCGAGTACGAGATGTTCCATTTCAGGAGCCTCTGCGAGGGGAACGGGTTCCCAACCTTCGCGGAGTTTCTTGGAATAGTTCATCGGGTCGTCCTGCCCTTGTGTCGAAATGCGTACCCACTTGAAGGTATAACCATCCTTCGGAAGAGGGTCCGGGAGCATATTGGGCGGGGACCAAGTTTGGGGGCGTAACTCCTGCTCGCGCTTCTCAACCGAGCGTGGATTACGGGATGCTTTTGCTGAGTCAGACATTTGCATGCCTCCTAAGAATCAAGCGCAACGAACTGCTTGGCGTATTCCTCAAGGGGAACACCAAGCCGGTTTGCTACGGCCACCTGTGAAGGTGAGAGTCGGACTTTCTTCGAGCGGCTGGTTTCATTGCCACCCGGCGTAACCACCGTGGTTACGGGTTTAGACGGGGAACTGTCCGTGTCCTCCGGCCTAAACTTGTGTGGAAACTCTTCCCGCATTCTGCGGTCAATAGTCTCGTAATAGCTGTCATGTTCAGGTGTCACACCACGCTGCACAATCTCATCGTGGATTGCGTAGGCGGCGTTGGTCATCACCTTGTCCTGCTGGAACCATGAGTTCTTGCTGGCCCACTCAACCGCCTTACTGTCTGGCGGCGGGGTGAGAACCGGCTGCTGCGTCTCGAAGTTCGCTGGGTCAGCGTCCTTCTTAACCTGTTCGAGCCGGACGTTTTGAGCGTTGGCCTTCATCATCCGGTCCTGCGCTTCGAGGATGCTGTCTGCATCTCCCTCTTCGTAGGCCCGACGGTAAGCTGCTTTCGCCTGTTCGAGTTCCGCGTTTACACGGCCCTCCATTTCCTCGGCGTTGGAAGCGGACACAGTCTTCGCAGTATCGCGAAGTTTGTTGTTCTCTTCCATCATACGCTGCGCGACTTTGTAGTATTCGTCGCGCTGGCGTTCAGCTTCCCGTTGCTTGTGAACGAGGTCGTCTATTCGTTTCTGGACTTTTGAAGCGCGTTTTGGTTTTTCTCCCGCCTCGCTTGCCTCAACTCCTTCAACCGCTCCAACTCCGTCTTCGGCGCTTTCTTCTGCACCCGCTTCTGGTTGGTCGCCTTCGGTGATTTCGATTTCTTTAAAATCTTCATCGTTTCTCTCTTCGTTCATGCCGTTGCCCTCGAAACTTTGCTTGGGTCATCCACAACGGCCAGAATTGCGTCATCGTTCAGAATACGCATCTCTTCGCCGTCATACTCAAAGCGGTGGCCAGCGTACTTGCTGACCATCACCCAATCCCCTTCACGACACCAAGGTCCTGAAGCGAAACGGGAATCTGTTTCTGGGTAAGCATCCTGTCCAACCGACACGACCTTTCCCACGATGGACGCAATGTCCTCGCGGTTCTTGGCATCGCCGGGAAGGATGACGCCGCCTTTGGTCTTTTCCTCGACCTTTGGCATGGCAATAAGAAGATGATACCCCATAGGGGTCGGCGGGTTGTCTGGTATGACAACCTCGGCGGTAGAATATACCGATGTCATAGATGTCCTCGTGCAGTCTTTTAGCGGATGACTGTACCGTTACTCCTCGTCTTCTCCTGAAGAGAGGAGGTTGAGCAACTCACGCTCTGCGATTGCAAGTCCTTCAATCTGGCCCACAAGTCGATTGTATTCGTCAAATGATTGCGCCCCACCAAGAGCGACATTGTCAGTCTGGTCGTTCATAAATCTACGAAGAACAGACCGCAGTGTTTCGGCAAATTTGTGTACGTCTGGGGATGCCATACAATTTTCCTATTATGTTTATACCACGGTGTTTGTGGCTAATGACGGAACTAATTTCGTGATTTCAGGAGGTCAGCCTGAATCTTAGCCGCCGCTATTTCCTTCTGTTGAGCTAGGCGTCGCTCCTCCAGAGACTGCCGCATTTGGGCCTTCTGCATGTCCACCTGTGCATCCATCTGGGCTTCTTGTGCCTTTTGCTGGATTTTTGCTTGCTCAATCTGAAGTTCTGCTTGCTGCTGCTGGACGACAGGGTCTTGCGCCGCTGCCATTTGTTGTTCCAGAACAGCCTGTTGCTGGGCCTTGCCAGTAAGCTGTGCTGCTGCCTGTGCTGCTTCGGCTGCAATCATGCTCTCTTGCTCTGGCGTCATGCCCTTTCCGTCCCTCTCAAGAGGCGGAAGCTGCTGACCCATCATTGCCTGTGCCTCGGCACGGTACTTATGGGCCATATGTTCGGAGATGTGTGCCGACAGGGCCGCTGCAATCCGCTTGCCCATCGGGTTCTTCTGAAGGCTTGGGTCTTGCATGAGGGACATATGCGCCGAGAGATGGCTGTCATGGTCTTGGTACTCATATACCTTGACCCCTGCCCCGCTCATCAGGCGAGCGTTCTCTGAAATCGGGTCATATGCCGGGATTTCGGTCGGGTCGGGCAGAATGCTGTCCACATCCTCAACGCCAGTGGTGGTCAGGAATGCACGGTGCAGCTTGCGAAGGTCGTAAAGCTGGGGTGCCTGTGCCGATGTCTGGAGCGCAGCTTGCTGCTGCATCATCCGCTGGGCAAAGGAGGTAGCATTCGGGTCCGAAACAGGGATGATGTCCACGCGGTCATCAAAGTCAGACCGTGCAATCAGCGGGTCTTCGCCAGTTTCGTATGGGTACTCAGGCAGTGTGTCCCTAATAATCTCAGCCATGAGCTTGAACTCACGACGCAGGGAGTTGTGTAAACGTGCGTGAACGGCGCTCATCACCTTCATAGAGCGCTCAATCAGTGCGAGCGTAGTACCTACTGGGGCTTCTTGATTGCCCTCACCGATGTTCAGGTCAGCAATAGACGCGAACCTGCGGCCTTCATCTACAAGCACACCCATAAGCTGGGCAAGGGTCCCGGACGGCTCCTTAAACGGCAAAGGAAGGATGTTGTCCCGTATAGCGCCGCCCGGAAGGTCGATGTCTCTAAACTCACCCGGCTCAATAGGCTTGTCGTCTCCCTTGATGCGAAGACCACGAGCCTTGAAACCGGCAGGAAGGTTGGCAAGAGTTCCGGCATCAATCAACTGGCGCAGGATTGAGGTCGAGGATTTGGCAATCGAACCAATGAGATGGATGAGACCGAAGCCGTAGAAGCCAAGACCGGGCTGGAACTGGTAGTGAACGAAGTGCTGACGAGCGCGTTTTAATGGGTCGTCCTCAAGGTAATTGCGTCGTATGCCAAGGACGGTATTGGACTGGTAGTCAATGGTGACGACGTAGGGAAGTTGGATTCCCGTAGGTTCTCCATCGTCTCCTGCATCCTCAAAACCTTCGAGGTCGAGTTCCGTATGAATCTCAAGGATTGTTCGGAGACTGGAATTAGAGATTTCTGTAACGCCAGTGAGCTGATTGTACTTTGTTTGGACTTCACCCTCATCTCCTGTCGCTTCATCTAGGTCGATATCACGGTAGAAACCGTTGACCTGCATTTTGCGGACAAAGTTGTCCGACTTACGCATCACATGAGTGTGACGGGTGGAGGAAGAAAGAGATGTCGTGCCATAGGCGACGACAAAATCCTCTGCCGGAATAAAGATGCTTTCCGGCCTGTCATGCGTTGGGTCGTAATAGACCTTCCTGAAACCAGACCCGGAGAGCGCTGTCTTAAACAGAAGCTGCTCCATCGACGGGCGGTAATCTTCCATCTCTTCAGTGAAGAGGTAGTTCATGTAGTCTTGAACGCGGTTGGCCTGTTCGTACTTTTCGTCAGTGGCCTTGCCGAGAACCTGTGTCTTCACCGGGCCGGATGCCGGGAAGATTTCCATCATGGCCTGAGACACAAAGCGGATTGCTGCTTCACTCAGAATGGGGTGGCTTACCCCGGTAGCGCCCTCGAATGGCGTGGTGCGCTCCTCCATCCTGACGCCGAGGAGGTCCAGTCCATCGGTGTAGGTGTCCTCCCACTCCCCGCGTGACGCTTTGTCCTCCTCGAAAGCGGAGACTAGTTCATCAGCCAACATGCCAAGGTCCGACGGGTCCATGAACTCGGCAAGGTTGGCACCAAAGGGAACCGTCTGTGGCTCATCACCACCGGGCTGAAAGTCGATGACTACAGAGCCGTCATCGTCCTCAATAATCATTGCCTCTGGGTTTACAACCCCGATGTTCACGCTTTGTTCTTCAGCCATTAATACCAAGCCTCTTTCTTAGGCGGACGCCATTCGTCGTCCTCGTCATAATAATCATCAACTAGAGAGAGGAACCCACCCTGCCGGAAGCGCATCAGCGCCAGCGTTGTGGTGTCCACAAGGTCGTCATGCGCCCCCTGAGGAAATGCAGCACATTGCTCGACCACTTCTTCGGCCCATCTGGTTTCAGGTCTCCAGACGATTCCGTTTGCAAAGATGTCAGAGACCGCATTAACCCGCGAAATCTTATCTTGGCCGCGACTCGGAGTGTAATCCATGACAGGAACACCTGTTGCGCGAAGTTCCTGTATGAGCGGCAGACCAGCCGCTTTTGCTTCAATAAGGAAGCTGTCAGGTTCGTAAGCATGGTAAAGCTCCAACGTCCTTTGCTTTAGTTCTGGGAACTCCAGCTTCTCGTTCACCGCATCCAACAAGATGATGTTTGGGACTGTCTGACCGCTCTCATTCGGGTGGTCGAACACGCCCCACGTTGTAATGGCGGAATAGTCAGAACGTGCTGACTTGGTATGTGCGGTGTCGATTGACTGGATGATGTAGGAACAATGGGGTGGCTCTGGGTGCGTCCACGTCTTCCAATATTCCCGCTTAATCAGTGCGCCTTCTTCGGCGGTCGGCTTCTGCTGGTACTGGGACAGCCACTTGGAAAGCGGGAGTTCAGCCTTCAGAGCGTCGAGTTCTTCTTTGGACCAGAAATCAGGCCATAGTGGTTCCCCTGATTCATAGAGCGCTGGAAGTTCAATGACTTCCCACTGGTCTGCGCCCTTTCGTTCTTCACTGGCCTTGATGATTTGACCGGTCAGGTCACGTTCATGCCAGCGCGTCATAACGATGATGATGGCACCACCCGGCTGAAGACGCTGTCGGGGGCCGGACGAGTACCATTCGTACACACCGTCAAAGTATTCGTTAGTGGGGAGAATACCCGCCGTCTCTGAGTGAGGGTCGTCAATGATGAGAAGGTCTGCGCCCCGTCCCGTCATTGCGCCACCTACACCGACAGCAAAGTATTCTCCGCCACCAGACACGTCCCAGCGTCCTGCGGCCTTGGAGTCAGCCCGGAGACCTACATCCGGGAAAACGTCCTTGTAGTCTTGGCTGTCGATGAGGTTCCTCACCTTTCGACCAAAACGCACGGAGAAGTCGGAGGTGTGCGTTGCCGCGATGACTTTGCGCGAAGGGTCTTTGCCCATAAGCCAAGCTGGGAGCAGCCACGACGTAAGCTCCGACTTGCCGTGGCGCGGGGCGATGTTGATTATCACCCTCTTGAGCTTGCCATCTGCGACCTCTTGGAACTTGTCTGCCATGATGCGATGGTGTGGCCCTTCGATGAAGATGGGCCAAACATGGCGGACAAAGTCCAGAAAGTTACTTCGCGCTTTCTCTACTTTGTTTAAGTCATGCCAATGAGAGAGGGCCGCTGAGATTGCGGCCCTGTGTTCCTCTGGAAGGCTGTCAATATTTTCAAGTAGCTGTTTTGGCGAAAGCATATTTTCGGGTCACAGAAAGCCTTAGTAACAAAATACAGGACTTTCTGGCGCTATGACTGTTTTACCTGTCATCACCAGAGCCGGAGAGTGTCCCCTGCTCTTTGCGACGGCGCAGCTTCTCGACGTTGGCGATGGCGATGGATTCCAACCGGAGGTCGAGGTCGGAGCAAATCTGGGCCATATACCAAAGGACATCACCCAGTTCCTTGCGGATGTTCATCCGGTCGAACTCGTCAAACTCTCCGCCTTTGTCGCGGATTACCTTCTTCACCTTCTCGGCTACTTCTCCAGCCTCTCCGCACAGACCGAGCGTTGGGTATAGAATAGAATGCTCACTGGGGTAGATTGCGGTTTCCCGCGCCTTCTGCTGGTAATCCTGAAAATCCATTAGTCATCCTTCTTCTCTGGGTAAATCACGCGGACCTCTGAGGCCGCGCCAAACTTCTGCTTTTGTTTAAACGCCTTGGTGTAAGCTCTCCGCTGGCGGTCCTGCCTTTTCTTCTGGGCGTCCCGCTCCTTCTTCTGCTGCTCGGCGTAGAAAATCTTCCAACTCTTAGTCATCAGCAACCAACTCCTTCAGCGGGATGATGGCACCCTTCGAGGTGTTGCTATCCCCTCCCGGCTTCCAGCGGTCTTCGGCGATGGCCTCTTCAGCCAGAGCCTTGAGACGCTCGGTGGGTATGACCACAACCCGCAGGTCAAGCTCGCTGGGACCGTAGATGAACGCCCAATGCTCTGCCTCGGTCCTTCTAATGCCGGACGGCTTGCCTCGGCTCTCGAACTCGACAAAGACATTCCCGGTGTTGTGCGCCCGGTAGTCGCGCTTGCACTCAATGCTGTCTGAGGTCAGCAAA